CTTCCCCATTCTGATCATCCTTCTTTCTCATCATTAAACCATTTATTTCTTGGTTCTTGTAATACTTTCTGTGTATCTTCTTTGCATACACTCTTTTCAAGTTTTTCTAAAACTCTCTTTTCAATTCTATCTACGATTTCTTGTTCTTTTTGCTCTGTCATTTTACTTCCTCTTACTCAAACCGACCTGCACCAGATCCATACTGATGCCACGCCGTGCATCTCATGTTCTCTTCTTCCTGCTTCTTTAGTTTCTCAGCTTCTCTTTTCTTCTCATCCAGACACTCCTGCCGATATTCATCATCCCATTTTTTCAATGTTGGCTGACTGATCGTTGTCAGTTCTGACAGCTTCTTGTAGCTTATCCCTGTTGAGATGATCAGCCGGACCATTCCTTTCTTGAAATTTTCTTTATATCTCATATCGTTTTCTCAGACAGCTTAACTTTCTACCTGAAACAGCATTTATACCGATCACATTTCTATAATTTCTTGCCAGATCATATAAACTGCCGTGATTCTTCTCCTGTGATTTGAAAAATTGTAATACCAAATCTAGTTTGTGAAAAATAAAAATACAAAAAACCCGAAAAATATGTTTACGTTTGCTTGCTTCGTTAATAGTTACTCAAAAAATCTTAATCAGATAGAAAGTTAAGCTGTCTGATCATACTCCTTTACTTATTTACTTATGGTATCCGGCACAATTGCCTATATAGTGCCATCTTAAATCCTTGCACTTTGTCTCGTTTGCCCCCCCCTGTTATCTCAGGGTAGAAACGCTTATACCACTTCATCAGTGTCTTATGATCGATACCGGATGTTCTACTGATCTCATTTGTGGACATACCATGTTGGATCCATAACTGTACAACACGGCGTTTAAATCCTTTGCTGTAATCCGCCATCAGTTCTCCTTTCTGCCCACTGCCTTAGGCAGCAGGCTCATGGCTTATACTGGCTGTTTCTTATGCGGTTAATAGTTACATGTGGTATATAATTTAGCTCTCCGGCTGATCACTGCCTGCATATGATCCCTTTGTGCTGTTGTTGGTCACTTAAGATCATTCCTAAATCCACAGCTACCACGACTAATACTACGACTTTTTATTAAACAACAATCATGGTTTATAGTGTCTTGCAGGCAGTGATCAACCGGAGAGTCTTATTTTTATTACATTGCTGCGAGTAACTTATTGATAAAGTACTGCTGCCCTTTTCCTGTAACTTTCGTGGTCTTGCTGATCTTCGTTGATCCATTTGGCTGATTGATCACTGTTTCCTTGATCTCGAATAGATCCATATCCATTGCTCGTTGCGTTGGCATATTCCAATCAGAGCCTTTTCTCTTGATCAGATAACCATTGCATCGCATCCATTCAAACAGTTTATTTTGCCCCGTCTGTACTCCGTTTTGACGAAGAATCTTAGCCAACTCTCCGATCAGGATAGATGTATCACTCGTGGAAACTGCATCCGCAAATATCTCTTTTGGCTTCATTCTTTCGTTATCCTCAATCAGTATTGCGTTGTCTGATTTGAGCTTGTCTATCGTTTTATCCGCCATCTTCAACGCTCTAGCAAAGATCTGCTCTGGCGTGTTCCATGCTTTCTCGAGATCGAGAAAATACTGTCGGATCTGTTTTCCTTCTGGCGATCTTTGAATCATACAGATCTGTTTTGCCATATCGATAGAAATCTCATATTCTGTTGATGGTCGTCCTCCGGTACTTTCGGACATTTTTGTCCAAAAGTCTTTATACTCTTCAAACCCATATTCACACATTCGATCAATCCATTTCTTGAACGGTGTCTCGATGTGTAACTGTTCATGCAGATTTCTTGCAGATGCTGTCGGCTGTTCTGTTTCGTAGTTGACTGCGATCAAGTCTCTAATCTCACTCACGTTATAATTCATCTCCTAACTGTTTCTGTAACAACTGCTGTTCCAAAGAATCAAAATCATGATTTCTCTCGCAATCCAAGTGCGCAGGATTCTTTTTCTCTCTTCTTACTGCTCCAGTACCCCTATTCCGTTCCCAGTTCCGTACTGCTGCCTTCCAGTCTTTCATCTTGTTTTTACCAACCATCCAACCTTTGGATTCGTAAAAGTCAATAAAAACATTTGCATCAACGCTATTGTTCCGCTCTTTGCAATAACCGAAGACTTGCTCGTATGTAGGTGGCGTGAAACGCTTTATATTACTCTTCTTTTCATTCTTTTCATTCTTTTCATTCTTGTTTGTGTGTTTCTGTGACGTTTTGGTGTCGCTTGACTGTCGTTTCAGTGTCGTTTTTTCATTTTCAGAATCTTGGTAAACACTGTAATTTACTATGGTTATGACCGTCTTTTTGGTGTCGCTTTTTACGTGTATCATGGAATCGTTTTCGAGCATTTTTAAAAAGTTCTTAACTTTAGTGTTGCTCCATCCCCATCGGTCGCACAACTTGCGGATGGATGAGACCGTCTGACCACGTTCCACATTTTCAAGCTTTCCATCGATCAAGATTTTTTTCTCACTGTGGTTTACCATAAGTAAGAGATCCATCCAAGCCTGTCCTTTTGAAAATGGTTTATCCTGCCATACCCAGTGATCCGTAAGACTTCTGTATGTCTTTACCCATCCTTCATTCATGTGATCACCTCGTTATTCGTAAATCGTACAGATCTCCATATTTTCTGATGCTGTCAAACTTGATCCCATCAACTATCGTTTTGTGATTGTTGTACTTGTTGGGTCTGTTGTAATTCTTCCAAGCCATTCTCCTGCTCCTTTACTATGATTCCATAAACCTTATACTTCTTCTGGAAAGCTTTCTCTCCGATCGTGTGATCTTCTGTATGATGCGTTCTGCATAGGCATATCTTTCTATAATTGCTGTCGTCTACGGTCCTGCGATCATTTCCCATGCCGATCTTGTCAACGTGATGGATTTCTCCTTTGCGGCCACAGATTGCACATACACGATTCTTGATGCAGTAATGCAAGTATCTTCCGATATCATCTGTCCTATTGATCGCTAGATCTGACAATGGTATTCCTTGCTCCAAACAAAACTCCAACAGCATTGATATAAATTCGCGTGCTGTATCTACTGTGCATGTCCCTAAAGAAAAATAATCATTTCCTGTCCGTATGATATATTCATACTTCATGATCTCTTTCATCTGTTCAGGAAGATAACCGGTATAGTCTGCGATGTCTCTGATCGTTGCGTATGTCTTTTTTCTCTGTGCATTTGTTATTGTTCTACCATCATCCAACCGAAGCTCCACATCATGGATTCGCTTATCCAGAATCGTATTAAACAGATTTTTCTCCGGAACAAAGACTTTCATCTCTGTTCCTTCGATATCTGATCTGATTCCTGTTATCTTTGCTAATTCATGCATTGATCACTTAATCATCTCCATACTTTGTTTTTAACGCTAATAGCATTCTTCCTGCTTCGCTTCCAGTTAATGCATCAAGTGTTGTGCCTTCTCTTTTACACCAATAATCTATATTGATTCCGTGCTTAGAACAAATTTCAATTAACGTTGCTTTCTGTGATTCTGTAGCCGGTCCGTCTTCAACTGGAACATAATCCATGTTCTCTTCTTTTACCCAAAGATTGAACCCTAGCCCTGTATTGATAGCTACGCACTTAACAAACGACCTACAAGCACTAGCCCAAACTCTGGCTTGATTCATCGAATTTGCCTTTACTGGATTTTTACCATTCATGACCGGCGATTGCATGTAATACACCTGATCATCAATGCATACTTTAATCCTTGTTTCGTAACATTGATTTATATTTCCATTTTTGTCTTGAAACGTCTGATCGCTACAAAAAAGACTATTCCCTGTTCTTTCGTTCTGGCAAAGTTCAAAATATACCTTTTCCGCACCGTTCTCTCTTAAAAGTTCCATGCACTTTGCCCAATTCAAATACATAAACCCTTCTCGTTCTGCACAATACGGAAGTACATTTACTTTTACCAATTCATCATATGGTTTTAACATCTATATCACCTCAAAATAACCTTTGATTCTTCTTTGATCATCGCACTCTATTTCATGCGACACCCCATTAAAGAACCATTCTTTAAATTCTTCTTTTA